GAGATACTGATCGGTCTCGTGGGCTCGGAGATGTGTATAAGAGACAGGTTCATAGTCAGCGTAAGCGGCAACCGCTTTCGTCCCGAGTGCTCCGATTGCGGTAGCGCCAGCCGCGACACCAGCAACAGCCACTTTACCAGCCGTAGCAAGTCCGGATTTCAGTTTTTCACCGAGCCCGGATGTTTTCTGCCCAACTTCATCAATGCCTTTATTCGCTTCGGTCGTATCCGCACCGATTTTTACAAAAAGTTCAAATAGATTCATCTTTCACCACCAGCCCGCACCGCTTAACAACCTCGGCGGTGATCTCTTCGCAGGTTCGGTTGTCCTGCGGCTTCGGGTTTATCAGATCGGAATATTTCGCCTGAACGAAGCTGCCGCCCGCGAATTTCGCTGTGTTTTCTGTCATTGTGCGCAAACACTCCGCCGTATAAATACGGAAGGCTGATTCTTCCTGCTGCCGCTTTACCAAAATCGGCAAAAGGCGAATCAGCCCTCCCGCTCTTATCTTTGGAGCCGCCAGAAGCGCAAGCGTTACGCTTTCGCCTCCGACGCGCACGATTTGAAAAAATCCAGCATATCCTTGTCCTTGACAATCTCCTGAATCTGCCGCATGGTCTTGATAATACTCTGCTTTTTGATCGCCTCGACGGTCGTTTCGTTGACCGCAGCCAGAATACCAAGCGTATCTTCCCGGTGCTTTTTCAGAATCAGGGGAATCCACTGCCCGATCTTCTGCGCACCGATCGCGTATTTTTCACCGGCTGTCTGAGGTTTCTCTGCGTCAATCTGTGCTTTCAGACTCTCCCGCAGCTCATCATCAGTCAGGATGTTGAGCGCGTACACGCTGACCTCGCAAAGAACGTCAGCCGCCCTATCCGTGCTAAGTTCCGAAAATTTCATACTTTCTTCTCCTTACGTTTCAGCCGTACCTGCTTTGATATAAACCTCATACGGCACAACGTCCTGCTTCGACATCGAATAGTGCGCCGTGTACTCAAACGCCATCTGCCCCTTGTTTTTGTCCGCTGTTTTCAGCTGGAATCCGCCGGTCGACAGCGCGTTCATAAGACGAATAGCAATGAAACCACCGTTTGTCGCACCGTTCTTGTCGGAATAATCGCCCACAAGCCAGATGTCCGCAAAGTCAGCCGCCGAAAGATCACGCCGAGGAACAACCTTCGTCGTATCTGTGCCGTCGATGTCAGCCGCCGCCATAAGAGATTTCGCGGAGGCGGTCGTAGCCGTTACATATGTACCGGAAAGTTTCACTTCGACATCGTCCATCCGCTTCATTTCCATTGTGTTCTTGGGGCAATTGTCCACATCCGAGCCGTAGTCGGAATACGTCGGTGTCGCGGAAAATGTAACGCCTCCGGTAGTTGCACCGATCTGGTTCTCCGGTTCAAACGTTCCGGTTGCAGGCGTAAATTCGCTCAAAACAACGCCAGCGTTGATTTGCAGCTGCTTAAACGTATCCGCCGGAATTTTTGTAAATTTCGCCATGAAATCAGTCCTTTCAGTTCGCGGTAATGTATTCGACCGTTACGTTCAAATACCGCCGCTTGATGTATTTGTCGGAATCATCCGCGATGTTCTGGCACCACGGCGTTCCGCGCTTAATCCAAATTGCACCGCCGTCGCACGGAACGAACACGCCGCCAAAACCGATCGCGTCCGAAATTTCCTGCGCTTTGGCATTCGGTTCGGCTTCCTTTTCCGTGTAGTACCACAGATTCACCGTAAGCCCGATTTCTCCACTATCCCATGCGCCCGTGATGAGTTCATACGTAAGCCACGGAAACACTGCATCATCCGGCACGCTCGAAGCCGGATACGCCGTCAGGAACTGTGAAAACCACGCGTGCAATGCCTTGTCTTTTGTCATGCCGGTAACGCCTTCTTTTCTGCCGTGAAATACTTGAGCGCGAAACTCGCCGAGCGTGGTGACTGCTTTGCCGTCGGTTCCGATGTCACACGGTACGTCTCCCCAGTCGTTTTGTCCCGGAAGAAGTCGTTATACTCGATGGGAACGCTTTGCTGAACCAGAACCGAGTAAACGCTTGTCACGCCCTCTTTTTCGGCTCTCCTTGCCTCCATCGACGTATCAAGTGCCTGGTAGTTGGAAAACTCAACGCCCTCTACCCACGTCGTTTCAAAGCCGCCCGCTCCGTCCGGCACGCGGCTTTTGTCCAAGAGGACACACGGTCTTGCAAAATCATCAAGTAGGCTCATATCTTCCTCCATTGGTTCAGGCGCGACTTAAAAACAGACTGCCATGTTACCATTCCAGCGCCGGTTGCAGACCCGCTCGTCGTTTTCGAATAGCTGTACCCGCCGAAACTCTCCGACGTGTACGGGCTCGCGGCGATGTCTCCGTTCTTTTCCTGCCACGCCTTGATTTCCTCTCCCAAGCAGAGAAGTGCGGGAGGAACAGACATCGGCCAGATAGAGCCGTCAAAGGTCTCGTCTGCCATTGCGTAATCCGGGTATTGGTGAACTCCGTCGTTGAAAACAGAGCCCACCACACGGAAAAACTGTCCGTTTTGCAAAAACGGCAGTGTGATGCTGCCGTTTTCGACCGTGTACGTGCCACTGATTCTGTCAGTCTCGAACCAGTTCCGAAGCACGCCACATAATTCAGTCAGCATCACACCGCCACCTCCATTACTTCGCTGTTACCGTCGCGTTGCCAGCCTTCTGCGCCTTGTAGGTCGCGTCAGCCTCAACGACTGTGATCTTCTTGCCCGTCGCCGCAGTGATATCAGACTTGCCGTCCCACGTCGACCACGTTCTGACGTTCTGACCGTAGGTAACCGTCTCAGCCGACTCGCCTACCTTGTACTTGTAGACATTCCCAGACGTTTCCTTCGCCGGGTTGACTGTGATCTTCGTGTCGCCGGTTGCGGTTCCGGCTGCCGAAGTAACGGTCAGCGTGCCGAGCGACGGGGTCTCGTCAATGTCAGCAACGGCAATGCCGTCCTGATACTCCGCGAACAGGGTCATGCCCATGATCGCGAAGGACTCGGATACCGCCGTGGAGTAGTTGCCCTGCACGTGGAAACCGACAAGGTTCGTTTCGCCATCAGTTCTGTAGTCAAGACCGGCACGGGCGAAATCGCTGTCAGCCGGGTCGATGTAGTACAGAACGATGTTCTCAACCGGAGTCGCAATGACACGACCGCGCTTGATTTCTTCGTCAGACAGCAGGAACACAGTGCTGTAGCCCATGAAGTTCTTGATGTACTGGAAGCCGAACTCAGTCTGGATAGTGATATCCGCGCCGCCGAGGTAGTCATACAAGTCCATGACGTTCACGAAGCCAACGACGTTCGTCGCGGTTCTGTGCATCTGCTTGAACTTGTTGATAACAGCGCCTTTCGCCATCGCAAGCGCACGCTGCCAGTTGGTTTCGCTGACGCTCAGAAGACCGGTATTCAGGTAGTCGTAGAACCGGTTCGTGACATTGGTCTGAAGCTCATACAGGAAAGCTTCGTCGGTCATCGCGACTGCGACATCATAGCCGTATTCCTTGATCGCCTCGATGGAGACCGCCTTCGCGTACTTTTCGACGTTGATGTTCGCGTAGTCCTTCTCGATGACCGTCGCTTTGGAGTAGGGGATCTCTTCGCCCTCGCCGACGCTCTGTGCAAGCGTGACGCTCGCAGTCTTGGATTTCAGAACGGTACCAGGCTGCTTTTTGATGGGGCGCATAATGCCAAGAATGTCGCGCAGGTGCTGCCAGTTCCGCGCAAAGCGGGTTACAAAATCGATTTCACGAGCGGCTACCTGAACGTCGCTCGTCATGGTCAGGTTGTTTTTTGCTGCCATATTATTCTTCCTTTCCGAACAAATTGAGATTTGCGGCAATTGCTGCCTGCCGTTCAGACGCGTCCCTGATTTTGAAGATGTCATCCCGGCTCATAGCGCCGCCGTTGTTTGTGGGCGGGTCTTTGGTGTCCGCGCCCTTCTGTTTCGTGGTAACAACGAAATCTGCCCACTCTTCCTTGATGGACTTCTTCAAATCATCTGCGTTCTTGATCTTCCCGTCTTCCAATTCAACCGAAGAAAGATCGGTGACCTTCAAAACAGAATCGATGCGCTTTTCGCTGATACCCGCAGACTTCAAAAGTTCCCGATACGCGGATTCCTTCGCGCTCTTGGTTTCCTTCTGCATCTGCTCTCTTTTGTAGTCGTCAAATTCCTTTTTGACCTTGTCGTGCTTATCCTTCCAGCCATCGTCGCCTTTGGCTTTCAGGTTTTCCAACTCCGCCTGTACTCCGGGGAGCTTTTCAGCGTCTGCCTTATACCGCGCGAGATCGCTTTTCAGCCCGTCCACGGTATCGGTGTGCGCCTCAATGATCGTGTCCATCTGCTCTTCCGTCAGCCCCATGCCCTTTAGGAGTTTCCTTGTTAATGCCATGTTCTATCTCCCTTTCCCTTGTCGGCGGTTCTTTGCCGCGACAGAACAAAAAAATGTGGCAACAGTCGTTTCTTCACTGTTACCACATTTATACCTCATATTTTAGGCTCTCTTACGCAAACTTTCAGCCATTTTTCAATTCATCCTCTACGATCTGCCGGTATTCGGATGCATGGTCAGCCGCTGCGGGCTTCAAATACGGCTGTGCTTTATTGCCCGCCGTCCAGTGCCAGTTCCCCTTCGCGTCCTGATACGCCCACGGCGTAGGTCTCCCGCCCGGATAATACTTGCCGGTTCCGAGTTCGACGTATGCGGCATATTCCGTGTCACTTCCGATGTATGCAGCCGGTTCCCCTTCATCTACGCGGTGAGTGATACTGTTCCTCAGATTGCCAGTGTCCACCGGGCAAAGCCGCTTCGCGTACTTTTCAGCCGTCATGCCGATCTTTTCGAGGGCACGAATCAGCGCGTCGTGCATAGCGGACTTCACTTGTTCGGAATTGTCGATAAATTCAACGTTCACTTTTCACTTCCTCTGCAATTTCTTTTAATGCTCTCAAAAAATCATCAATGATGTACTCCCCATTTTTCATTTTTTCTTAAGCCTTTCAAAGATTTTCACAAGTTCTGGATCTAACTCGCTTGTTTCCCCAAACCAATATGCCGTGAAGCTCTCTGCAACATATTCTTGCCTGTTGCTTGTAGCGTATGCGGAAACATTTTCGGCATATTTTGAAAAACTGCTCGCAATATCGAACCCAGATTCTTTCACAGCTTTTGTGAACAACCTATCGTCTAAGTAATGCCCTAGCTCGTGAACCATTGAGCCATAGGCATCAGGTTTGCTAACATTTGTCCTGCCCGTTTTCTTTAGCGCTTTAAGATAACGCATTTGAAGCTCTGCCGCTATGCCCGTTTTTTTCTTGGTTTGCTCCATTGCCACATCAATGTTTGGTAATACCTGATTAAGCAAATCTGTGTATTCCTTTATGTGGGCTGCCATCTCTTTTGCATTTTTAAGGTATTTTTTGTTGAAGAACAAATCTCCGGTTCCCCATTGATACGCCGCTTCCGCCGTTGTATCTTTGAAGCGTTTTTCTCTTGTATTAAACGGAGTTATATTCCGAAGTTTATAGTCAACTTCATACTCGCCAAGAACTTCTGTCAACGCCCTGTTCATTTCATTTGCATGTGCGATGTCGATTCCACGATAATCAACTTTCCCTGTATATTTGCTCTTGTAACTTTCAACGAACATTTCCGCGTATTTTTCCGCTTCATCGATCGTTCCCGCAGGGGCAAAATTAGGCTTTTTCACACGCTTTTTCCACCCCGCCCACTCTGCGTATGTCATATTTTCAATCAGATCATTCTGCCCTGTCTCTGGATTTCTGGCGCGGCGCTGTCCTCTGGAAGTGTCAATTCCCTCTATCGCAGATACCAGCGTGCAGCGGCAGTTGTATATTTCTTCCGGTCTGCCTTGCGGGTCTCCTGGGAAACGGCAACCATTAGAAAACTTCTTGTCGTTGTCCACGACCTCGCCATCGAGCATCGCGTGAGAATGTCGCGTCCTCCCGTCCAGCGTCGCCATCCACTCTTTGCGGCATTTAATGCCCATCTTTTCAGCCGCAAAGTAAGAATCCATCCGTCCGGCGTTCTGCGCACCCGTTACTGCCGTTCGAGCTGTCCGGATAGCGGAATCGCGGTTCATAGTGATGATTCTGGTTTGCAGGTCATCCGCCATGTGCTTAATACTCTTCCCCTGCAAAATGGAGCTTGTGACGCTGGCTGTGATCTGCTTTTTCCCCCATGCAAGATCAATCCCGCGTTTTAACGCTCTTTTCGGCGGGTAATACGGCATAAGCTCCGGCTGTTCCACAATCAAGCGCTTTACGGTCTGTTCGTCCCATAAGTCAAATCCGACATCGCCGGTCACCTGCTCAATGGTGTACGCCGCGAAATTCCGGTTCAAACTATAAATGCCCGGCGTTGCATCGTTGACATACGCAACAGTAGCAGCGTTTGTATTTGTCATGCGCTCTGCAACTTTATCGCGCAGTGCCTCGAATCGCTTGCCTCGCCCGATCTGCGCAAGCCGCCATTGCTTGTATTGTTCCTCGGTGATATCGCCAGCGTCCAGCCGTGCCTTTTCGGAAGCGTCACGGTCTGCGAACTTTGCGAAATACTCCTTGATGATGTCCGTCAGACCGTCATACGCTTCTTTGTAAGAATCGTATATCCGCTTTTCGAGCGCCTTTAACTCTTTTTCGGTGAGGTCGTATCCCTTATCAGGTCTCATCGTTCACTATCTCCGGCGGCTCGAAGCTGCGCTCAATATCCTCTGCCGCTTTTCTTTTCAGAATTTCGGCGACTTCTTCCTGCGTCAGCCACGGGAGCTTGTTCAAAATTGTCTCATCATCGAGGTAGTTTGCCGCAAGAAGCACCATCTGCGTTTGTTCCAGCTGATTTGTTACCTTAGAGCGAGTAAAAGATGGCTCATCCTCAATCCCAACGATTTTAAAAAGCGCCTGTAAGAAATCAATTACGCAGTATTCGAATTGATCGACCTTGTTATCCATCGACTGATATGCCGCATTGATCTCCGTCGCTGTTTTCTGCCCGCCTTGCAGTTTTGTAACGTCCAACATCTGAAAATCTCGGTACAGATCGTCGCTGATTCTGGAAAGAAGCGCTTCCCGAGCTTCAACCGGGATTGTGAGCGTATGAGCCTCCGCCTTCGCGCCGTCATCGTCCACAAGACCTACGCCAATTCGCCGCATGGACTCTTTGAACAGTGCCATATCGATCTCGTCCATGCCGCCAGCATTGGAGATCGTCCAGTAAATAACGGATGCATCATCAACCGTATTTGCAAAGCCGGATTTGATCAAATCGTAGCAGTCAATCGCCTCGCGCTGTCCGACCAGTTCAGACTGCTTTGCGCGGTTCCCGTACATAGGAATAATAGGGAAGCCCGGATAATTCTGATACGCCAGAAGTTCAGTCCCGTCAATCTCAGAAGTTGCTTCCACAGCCACATAGCCGCGCTTCGGCTCCAAGATCATCATTTCTTCTCCGCTCCGTCGGATGTACTGTGTAAATCCGTCAGGTTCGAAGAGCGTAGCACGCAGCGGCTTGCTTGTGCATACTTGCCAGAAACGAATGCCCGACCGAAGCGCTCCGTTTTCTTCATCCAGAAGCGGAACAAATTCTGTCACATCAAACACTTCAAGGTGATCGAGATTCCAGAAACCATAGGAAACGCCACCGACAAGCGCGTCGTGTGCTGCGTCTTGGAGCCGTGTGTCAAACCCAGCGCCCAACTTCGCTTTGTTTTCCTCTTTTTTCAGTGTCACGCCGTTTCCAAGCAAATACTGCGTTTCCTGCGTGATGAAATTTGCAAAGAAATTGCTCCGAAGCTTATAGTTCGGACTGTAGTTGTCCGGAATGACTTTCCCGTTGAGTGTATAAAGCAGCTTTTGAAAATTAGCAATCGTCACATTCCGGTGCGCGTCATACTCCTTCGCAATAACCGCCTGTTTGTATAAATCCGAGTCTTTGTGATTATTTATCGCTGACAGAACAAATTCCATCCGTTCCCGGTCAGACTTTTCCGCAACCTCTAAAAAATCCTGATATGTTTTCATCTTTTACCTCACCGCGCCAGTTCCGGCACAAATCTGTGTTCTTTGAAGTGCTTTTTCAAGACCGTCATCACCATGTACCTGATTTCGTCCATAGCGTGGTCGTTTTCCTTCACGACGCGGTCAGATTCTGCTTTTTCGTCCCACCTGTAAAGCCCGAATTCGCGGATGGCGTCCTCGCAGCTCTCATGGATTTTGACTTTCCCGGACGCAATCATCTCAGCCGTTGTCTGTATGCCTGGCAGTACATCATTCACAGCCCCACGTACTTTGAACTCGTGGTGCTTCTTTACGGTAGCAATAAAAGCGTCCGCAGACGGGTCTACAATCAGGCATTTTATATCCCGCCCGCCCGCGAGGCGCTTGACCTCTGAATAATACTCTTCCGGAGTTTTTTCTTTCCGTTCTTCTCGCCCGCAGTAATAATACTCTCCAATGCGCACCGCTTCCGTTTTCGTCACGCACCACAAGCCAGCCGAAAACGGATTGTGCGTGCCGTAGTCAATGGAAATGTAATAATCGCCGGTGTCCGGTATGTCCTGCACGATGCAGGAATCGCCGAACATAGGGTATACAAGTCCTTCTGCCAGCGTCCATTTTCCAAGAATGTATCTATCGTAGAAAACCGTTCCGGCATATTCCTTCTTTAGGTTTTCTACGAAGGAAGGAGGCAAGAACGGATTATCATCAATTGTATAAACTTGGCTGAAAATATCTGCATTGCTGTCCAAGAACTTTTTCAACCAATGGTTCGGATATTGCGGGTTATACGTTCCGTCAAAGCATGAATACTCTTTATCAAGTCGGCTTTTCAGAAGTGCAAAGACTTCTTCCGACCAATCTGCAACCTCGTCACCGTAGCAATACTTGATTGACGCGCCGCGGATTTTCGAGACCTGAGATACCTTTTCCGCACCGAGGCAATAGCACTTCTCGCCAAATATCCAAGCAGTGTTATCGCTTGATATCGTTCCTACCAGCTTATCGCCGTAAAGATTCCGCATCGGCTCGAGCACGTTTCGCTCGATTGTGGATTTTGTGACACCGAGGATGACGGCAAGCCCATCTTTACCGGCACGCTCCCGAATACGAAGTGGGATAATCCATTTAAAATCAAGATACGTCTTCCCACTTCGAGTTGCTCCGCCCTTAAAGTTCCAGCGGTGATTTGCGTATCTAGCAAATTCAAGTTGTTTCTGACTTAACAGCATCTCTAAACTCCCTAAGCACCCCATCCAGCTTATTCAGGCTGTCATTGCTGCTGGCCGTGTTCTTCGTTGCCTTGTCAACGATAATACCAAATGATGTCGCGATCTGGCTCAGCGTCGCTGTAGAGATTTTTTCTGGGTCAGTCAGCGCTTTCAGGTGCAAAACGATAGCTTCCTGCATCGCGCCTTTCTGCGATTCCATGAAAGCCAGCATCTCAGCCGTGTTTTCCTCTTTTTTCTGCTGTACTTTTTCGCTGATATCTGGTGATGCGTCAACAATTCTCTTCACAGTCTGGTGCGTGACGCCATGCTTCTTCGCGACAGCGTTGTACGACTGCATTTCTACCCAGTCGGCAACTATTTTCTTTTTCTGCCGATCTGTCAACCTCGCAGCCATAATCACCACCTCGTTACCCTGCCAGCGACGTAAATTCTGGCAGGTAAGCGAACCTCATTATCTGTTCCCCGTTCGCCTTGCAAATTTTGTAGATTTCCTTGTAGTGAGTTCCTTTTTGCATTTCTTCTGAAACTGTGTGCAAAATCATATCTTCAAGAAACCCAATTACTGATATCGTTTTGAAGGGGACGCTGTCGCGCTGGCCTCCTTGAATCCCGACAAGGTCGTTTACCAATTTCGAGTAAATCGTGTATACCTGCTTTCTCATGTTCCGGCTGCCTTGCGCCTCTGCATATTCAACCAGATCGGCAAGTGTGTCTGTCTCAGCTCTCCGCACAAGCTTCCCTTGTTTTCTTGTCATGAGCCATTCAGAAGACTTCCTTTCGCGGATGAAAGCTTCCATGCGGTTAAACGCCGTGATATATTTAAGCTTCCACTCGAGCGCTTCTTCCCCTGTGAACCCCATCACCAAAAGAGAAAAACCATCGCGGTTCATGAGGTACTCTTTGTACTCTCTTCCTCTTTCCGTCTCATAGTGGCTTTTGATAAACATGTTTTTCACCGCACAATTTTGCGCAGTGAGATTTTCAATGCTGAGGATACACCTCTACGCTCTCAACGATACACTATGTTTAAGGCTCTCTTACGCAAACTTTTGAATATAAACCACGTTTTTCTGCCACTAAGTAGATAAACTGCCTATGCCATTCCTGGGCGGTACGCTCCGAAACATATACCACCATAGCAGCGCCCTGTAAGGTGTGTGTACGCTTCCACAGAACCAGATCAATAAGCTTCAGCCGTTCCGCACCATCTGGGAGCTGCTTTGTTTCTTCGACAGCAGCATCTACCGCGTCGATTTCCTCGCGCGTCATAAGCGTACCGCCCTTGTAGCTTCGTACCATCCATTTTGCGTAGCCCCACCACCCATAGCGCGGTTTGCTCACCACATCAACCTCCTATCTCCCCGAACTCCCGAACCCATTTTCCCCGCGTTCCGTCTTCTCGAGCGAGCTGACCACTTCCAGCTCCGGAAGGATGCAGGGCAGTATAACAAGCTGCGAGATCTTGTCGCCCCTACAGACCTTGTAGGGCTTGCTTCCGTGGTTGTATAGCTTGACCATGATGCTTCCGGTGTAGCCGACGTCTATGACCCCTTCGCTGGTGATTCCGTGCTTGACATTCAGACCGCTTTTGCTCTTGAGCAATCCCACGGTGTTTTTCGGCAGCTGGACATGCACGCCTGTATCAAACAATTCGCTTCCTCCGGGGTAGATGTAAACGTCGTCGTTCGCGGAATACAGGTCTAACCCCGCGTCGTATTCATGCGCCCTTGTGGGCATGATCGCCCACGGTTCCAAAACAATTTTCATTTGTCCCACCAATCCTTGATTGTATCGTTCCGTTCGAAAAACGGCTGAAAGAACGGACCGCAGAGCTTCTTGAGGCTCGAGTCCAGCCGATGAATTGCATCGTCTGATTCCTTCTTGCCCAGCCATGCCACGCCGTACTCTGCGTCAAGCTGCTCCATTTTGTCCAGAAGTTCCTTTGCCTTCGCCGGGCTTTTGAGCATGCCCAGTTCATGCGCCGCCACAAAGAAAAGGTCCGTCACCTTCTGCTTTCCGGCTTCCATACCGGCGGAAAAATATGCCTTATTGCTCCTGCGAATACGCTTTGCCAGATTGTTCATTGTGCTCATAGCTGTATCCCCCTCTCACAAGAAAACAGTTTCATCGGTGACTTGTCCATTGTCTGTGATTTCTACTTCCATTTCATCAGATAATTTCACGCGGATTTCTGCCCGCTTTGCACGAAATGGCGCAAATGACGAGTTATAGCAGTCGCATACAATGTAGTCTCCATCAAACCGGAACGTGTTTTTGTGGCAGTCCTTGTACTCTGCATTCCTGTTGCAGGTTGAAAGCTTTGCCCATTGTCCCTTCCAGTCCGGAGCTTTGATTTTGTAATCAGGATACGCTTCCTGAAATGCTGCATACTTTTCCGGGAATAAATCCCGTAGCTGATGCAAAAACATCGGAACGGTTTTGTCCTGATAATCCCGAATGACGCCGCCCACCATTGAGCGTGGGATAAAATTGCAAATCCTCTTGATATTTTCTGGCGTGAGTTTATCGGCGCTTATGTACAGTTTGTTTGTGCTAAAATGCGGGTTATCGCAACGGATTTCCCCGCCGAAATCCTCCAACCATATATAAGAAACGGTGAGAAAAGCGTCTTCTCCTATGCGTGTAATCAAATTGGTTGATGGATATTGCAATTTCCCATAAGCTGGATTTGTTCTGGCTTCTTTCTGAACCTGTAAAAACGCCTTTGACCGTTTTGTTCCACCATCCACAATTGTGATCTTACCGTTGGGGCATCTGACGCCAAATAGTGTTGTTACGCAAAAACACTTTCCATTTTTATAGGCAGAGCATTCCTCGGCGCGGTTGCAGCGGATGTATTCCGCTCTTAACCTACAATCCCTGCTACCATCTCCGTATAAATGCGCGCAAATGCAGTTATCGTTCATAGCTGTATCCCCCTTATGTACTTGTCAAAATACGTCACAGCCACAGCCATAGCCGCCCACATGTCGGCGGCGAACCCGTAAAAGAAACCGGGGTTCTTCTTTGTTCCCTTGCCGTAGTTCGGCTGACCTGGCGCGTAGCGGTCGACGAGGGCTTGCCGGATGTTCGCATCCTTCGCCGACGCTCTGCCGCATAAGTAAAGCTTTTCTTCCAGGCGGAAGATCTTCTGTATCTGGTACCCCTTCCGGTAAAGCTCGGCGTACTCCCAGAACCGCCCAATCCAAAAACAGGTGTCAAACACCTCTTGACCGACTGACATTCCCATACCGGCGACCATTTCGATTGCCAGATGCTGATACTCTCGGCAGAGAACGGGGAATATCTCATCGTTCGGAACCTTACCAACGTCCAGCACCTTCCGGATTTCCTTCCCGTCGTGCTCGACCACCACATACCCGGATTGAATGTTGCCGGGATCAATCGCCAGAATTACGCCCATTTTGCAGCATCTTCCCCCTCTCGCACGGATTCATCTCTTCGCACCAGCCGAAGCGCCAGCAATGCGTTGTGAGAAGTCCGAAGAACTCCGGGCATTTACGCTGGACGATCTTGCACATCTCACTCACTACCTTTTGCGTTTCCGGTGCGGCTAGGTTGCACAATCTCTTCTCTGCAATCACCATCAGCTCTTCGGCGCTCATGTACCAGATCATGTCCACCGGCGCATCCTGCCGCGCTGCGTTCCGGTCGTATTCGTCCTGACGATCATTCCGCTGAGACCGGATAAACGGCTGTGCGTGGACGTGGCGGGCTAAATGGGTGCTTACCCAGTACGGCACACCCTCGAGGTAAAACGCAAACTGCAGCGTCCGGATGGGGCTGTGCCGCGCCCGGAGGATGGAGTGTTTCCACTCCATGTCCGGTGCTGTTTTCATCTCCTTTCCGATGGTGACTAAAGCGCACTGTTTTGCAAACGCCCAGTCCTCATCGGTGGGATATTTCAAAAGTGTGATGTTCATTCTTCCCTCCGTTCTCCATTGTTACCTCCATCCATCTTCGCGCCGCAGTTTGGGCAGCAGTCAGGTTTCCAATCACACCAAATATCAGCATCTAAATCCTTGAATTTATCTTTCCCGCACACTGGGCAAATTGGACAACCATTTTCCCAATGCCCATGCACCACCGGCGCAACGTCGGCGGCGGGCATTTCCCGAATTTCGGCATATGCGCGTTCCAACCGTGTTAGTGCCGTCATGCTTCCACCGCGTTCTGCTTTCCGTAACGCAAATAGCGCATCATCGCGCCGGATATAATCAGTCATCATTTACCCTCCTGTTCCATGCCTCGACCGCTTCAAACCGGAATCCGTATTCACTCCCCGTTTGCGAAATATGGCATTTGGGGCAGGAACACAAATACCAATCTATGAATCTGTTATGGTGTTTGGTTACGACAGCTTCCCCGCCGCAGAAAGGGCACGGTTTCAGTTCAGCCATCGTCCCGCACCTCCACGCCAGCCTCGTCCAGCAGATCAGAAAGATCGGTGTCCACGCTGCTACCAATAAACTCGCCATTTTCGTCGTAGTGGTTGTACTCCGTGGTCGGTCGGGATTCTATCCCTGCAAACTCTTTTAAAAGTTTCAGATATTCGTCGTTATCGAAGAGCTGAGCCTGATAGAGTTGTCTCAACTGCGCTTTGGTTATACACCTAGCCATCCTTCTTGCCCTCCTTCTCTCCGAGAACCTCCTCTAACAGTGTGTCATAAAGCTCATGCTGTTTAGGGTTCTGAAAGCGTTTTTTGATAAACGACGGGCACGTCGGCACGAAACATCCAGATTCCGGGTACCCTTTCTTCCTCCACTCTCGCCTCCATAGCGCAGAAGCCCACTCCATGACGTTCCCGTAGCCGTATTTCTCGCAGATTCTCTTGATTTCAAGGCACTCATCGTCATATGGTCCCAGACTAACCATCCTTTTTTCCCTCCTCTACACGCGACTTAAGCCATTCTTTGATTTGCATCGCGCAGGAGCAGCAAAGCTCAATATCAGGTGATTCCTCATGGAATGCGCTTCGCACGTTTACATACGTCGCAGAGCTTGTGGGGTTTATTTCCGCCCCGCAGCGGTCACATACTCGTTTCGTTGCCATCCTTCTTGTCCTCCTCATCCTTGAGAATCACCATCGCGGAGTAATAATGTTCGTGGGATCTGCCATCAATCGCGGAGCTGTACTTAATGTCCACCACGCGTTCCGGCGTAAATTTCTCGATAGCACCGTTGACTAACGTCTCAAGTCTGCCGATGAGGTCGCTCTCGACCAGAATTACCTTCATGTCTTGTCCTCCATTTCCTGCAAAGCCTTCTCGGCTTTTTCCTCCGTCAAAAACACCGTCCGCCCGATTGCTTCCTCGCAAAATCTCTTCCGCCCGGTAATGTACGTCGTGCCTTCCCGGTCAATGCGAATCGCGTCTACCGTGACCGGTACGGGCTTTTTGGGGCGCGTGTAAAACATCCGGGACAGCCATACCGTATCGCCCGGGCGGATGCGCTTTCTGTCCATGTCCTCAAAATCCGCAAGGCGTTCCGCCATCTGGACGATTTCGCCAACCGTCGCACAACCCAATGCGTGCCCATTTACCAGAACACAATCTTCATTCCGGCTTGTCAGTCGTTCCATCGGTATTCTCCTTGTTCTCGAACTGCTTCAAATGTTCGCGCAGCTCCGCGCATACCCATGCTGCCTGATAGAGGAGAGCCAAAACGTGCTCGAACGATTCAACATCTTCCCAGAGCCATTCGGCCATCATCATCGAGAAGGAATCATCCGAGATATCCAAGTCCACATACGGGCAGTTCCATCTGGTCAGATCCCGCGACAGGTCGAACAGTCTGATGTCTGCGCCGTTCTTCCCGTATCCGCGCACCCATACCTCTTTGTCCTTGACGTAGAACAGGTTCAGCGCCATTTCAAGATTGTTTTTCGGGGTGTCTGTTGTCAGCCTCATTTTTCGTCCTCCTCAATTTTTGGCATATGTGCAAGCGTCTTGTACGCCGCAAACACCACATTCCCCGCTTTGGTCAATGCTTTCGTGCCGCACACCGCGCATTCGATGAGGTACAATCTTTCCTCGCAGTAGTACACGTGGAGCTTGTGTCCACATCTTCCGCAGCATATGTCTGTCTCCCACGCAAGGTAATTCGTACCGTCGTTTTTGCCATCAAAAACCTGATGGCACAGCTCGTCAAAGTTCAATGCACCTTTCATCATTCCACCTCCGGTGCTTCCGGCTTCGGCAACCGCTCCGTCACCGGAATCCACCGCTGCTTCTCCCGCAGCGCGTCCCTCTCGGCTTCTGCCTCCGCCTGCTTTCTCTGGGCGAGGGCAATCACCATGTTCTTCCCTTCAAGTTCTCTTCTGAGACTTTTTATCTCGTCCGATTGCCCATCTGTCAGCGCGCGCAGAAATTCAATGGATTTTTCATATGCTTTTTTCTGCGGGCGTTTTGCTTTGCCAAGGCTTGCGCCTTCTCGCAGCGCCGCGTTCTCGGCGGTCAGGCGCTCGATCAAGTCAGCTGCACCAACCATCATGTCGCCCATACAATCCTCGCTGTCAAATAATGGGCATTTCGCACAAGTTTGTGTGTCTGTTCTGCGGGAGCATATCCGCAGTGCCTGCACGATTTCCTTGTCTGTCATAGCGCGTTCTCCTCCCGCTCAAAGCGGATTTTCATTTGTGCGGGGCAAAGGTCTACCTCCGGGCGGCGCTTTCCTGTCCAGCGAAGCCCGCCGGCCTGTCCGACGCACTTCCATCCAGCCGCCTTTAAGCTTGTCCCCGGCTCCGTATCCAGAATGTAAGTAATCAGTTTGTGGTAGCCCATCGCCCGGGCGGCGCGCCATGCAGCGGCATACAGAATAGAGCAGGCATTTCGAGTTCCGTCTGTACAACAGCGGTTTACCTCAAGCGTCCATCCATCATCCAGATACCGTGCAACGGGTCTCCCGACGATCGCCACGCCTACGATTTTCTCTCCGTCTGTGCAGCCGATGGAAAATTTATGTCCAACGACCGGCTTATGATGGCGGTGATGCTCTGCCACAAACGCATTTGCTTCTGCCAGCGATACTGGGCAAATATCAAGCATCTGTCTTGCCTCCTTCCTCCACGCTGATCCGCTGCGACACCTTCTCCCGCAGCGCCGCGTTCTCGGCGGTCAGGCGCTCGATCATGGTGATAGCTTCATCCGCCAGCCGCTCCGTGCAACGCACATACTTCATTTGTGGGCAAAGCCCGCAGCCCTTCTCTATATGCGTCGCGCAGATACGCAGCGCCTGTATAATTTCCTTGTCTGTCATAGATCCTCCATTCCTTCAAAAACCATTTGTCCCGGCAAAACGCCATCCTCCATCCACCAGTGCATAACGTCATCACCTGTTTGCCAGTCGCAAGGCAAGCCTCGCTTTTGCCGTTCCGCAAGCATCCTGTCAAATGCCCGGACATACGCAGATTTTATTTTCGGGTAACGCTTAAACTGCGCATATCGGTGTTTCCCTGCCATCGGGCATCCGATGCACCCCACGCGCTTCCATCCGCATTCATACAGCGGATTCATGCAGATCTTTTCGGCAGAAGCGTAGTCCAACACATCAGATTCCGTCCAGTCGATGATTGGGTTGATCGTCCGCGTCCCCTTGAGCTGACAATTTTCCATCATCATTCGGCTTTCGTCGTTGTCATTCATCAGCGTCAGCCGCTTGTCCTTGCTCTTATGCAGCGCTTCCATAACGCCGCGAGATTTCCGCTTTTGCGATTCCGCCCAGCGAACGCCTGTTGCAATCCATCTGCCTTTCCCACCGCCCTCTTTGAGTTCTGCGCAGCAGTAGCGCAGCAGGCGTGTCGGCGGCATGAGTTTTCTCGGAATCAGATTCCACATGGTCACATTCCCACCGTCCGATGTGCGGTGGGTATCGATGGTGCATTTTACGCCTGCCAGTTCCAACCGCCGGAAGGTATCCCGCACGTGCCAGACGGTCTCCGGCGCATCCGCCGTGGTCAGCGAGTGCAAAACCTCATACTGGATACCGGCTTTGCCCGCCAGATGCAAAAGCACGTCCGAGTCCTTGCCACCCGAGTAGGTAATCACAAGCGGCTGCTTGTATACCCGCAGGGACATTTCAGCCGCAAACCGTAGCCGCTCTATCGCGGTCTGCTCTAAATCGCTCACGTCACATCGCACCTCCTATTTTCCGTTTCCCTCTTGCCGCCCTCCGGCAGTTTCTCGCCCCGCCGTCCGTCATCTGGTTTATGTCGATGATCTCGGCACGCTTGTCGTAAACTTTGAGCCGCCTTTCCTTCTCAGCCTGCCATGCCACGCAGGACGCGCTGCATCCGGCTTTCCGGTTGGGGCAGTCCTGCGTGCACGGTCCGAAATTATTCATGTCTTCCTCCTGACCTGCACCGTCACTTCCGCCTCCCAGCACTCCGGTTCCCGGACGGTGATAATCTTCCGCCGCCCGTCCTCCGGGTCCTTGACGCTGACGAGGTAAAACGTCTTGTTCTTCATCTTCTGCGGATACTTCCGCGCCCTTAAAGGCGTTCTGAACTTCGGCATGAGTCGGGGGAATATGGGAAGCGGCTTTGGTATGACAATCCAAACCTCGATTCCCTGCTTCATCATGCTTCCTCCCCCAACATCCGCTGAATCGCCGCCCGCTGCACATCGGACAGCTCGTCCCCGTGATGCTGCACGTTGTATCCCGGCTTCTTCCCCGGCTGTGACGGCGCGCCCTTCTCATGTTCTTTCGATTCCCACGTCAAGAACTTCTGCTTCCAGTTCCGTACGGGGTCACCCTTCCCGTCGACCCAATTTCCGGCAGAATAATAGTCGAAAAATTTCTGTGCCAGATTCGGGGCTCCACGCTCCTTCGCGTATGCGGAAACATCTTCCAACGTAGGTGGTATAAATTTCTTACGTTTCTTCTCAGAAATAGAACTACTTTCTTTTCTATTTCCATTTCCATTTCCTAAAGGTAATACCGTGGTATTACCGCAAGCGCTACCATCAGACATACCAGAGTTATCATTTTCTTTGTTCCAACGCTTGCTGATGTTCTCCCTCTGCCGCTGGCAATGCTTGTCCCGTTTTTCGATTTCAAGCTCCATCCGGCGATTGAAGTACTTGCCGTCCTCATCCTTCTGAAACTTGCTCATAACCTCGTCTGACGGCTTTTTGACAGCCCGTATGATTTCCTGCATCGTCATATGCCCGCGCTCTCTTTGGAGGCACAGGAGCGTGATATACTGCCCACGCTCCCGCATATCCATCAAGGCACAGCCGGATAGGAAATCCGACGTATAAAACAAGACGGCAGGGTCTTTGTTGTTTGCCATCCCGCCACCGCCTTAGAACGGCGGCTGATCGCCGTCATCCTCGTCCATCATCGTAAACCCGCCGGGGTTTTCCGGGTCCTTCGGCTCCGAAGATTTCTTACCTTCGCCGAAATAAACGCGGTTCACCACGATCTCCGCAGACCGGCGCTTGTTTCCGTCCTTGTCCTTCCAGTCGCGCAGCTGCAGCCGTCCGTCTACAACCGCCATGCTGCCCTTGAAAAAGTATCCGCTGACAAAATCAGCTGTTCCCTTCCACGCAACGCAGTCAATGAAATCCGTCTCTTTCTCTCCGCCCTCCGGCGTGAAGTCGCGGTCAACTGCCAGCGTGAAGGATGCAACGGACGTTCCGCTCTGCGTCTTTCTCAACTCCGGGTCGCGCGTGAGCCGCCCCATAATAACAATGTGGTTCAGCATTTGCCGTCCTCCGTATCCGCCGCGTTCTCTACCGGAGCGCCAAAAATGACTTTCAGGATAACGTCAATCTCATACGATTTCAGTTCCTTGTACGCTCTCTCAAGCATCGAAAGCTGCATACTTTTTTCCACCATTTCCTTGTACTGAACTGCATCCAGATAAACAAACGGTTTGCGTTCTTCCATGCTTACATCCCTTTCTTATAAATGTGGTTCAGCATGCTTCCTCCTTACAGCATGACTGTTACGCGCCCAGCTTCGATCTCGTCGGCAAGATGTTCCTCGAGGTATTCCTTGATCGTCTTCCGCGCTTCCAGCTTCCACATGCCGCCGTCTGCCTCAACAAACGAAATGCCTCTTTCGTCAATGCGGATAAGGAACAGTCCAAGCGGCTGCTCAATTTCTTGAAAGGTTCTGTAGGGGCGAAGTCTTACCAGCGGACGAATTGTCGCGTTTGCCTGTAAGCTTACACCCTTCTGCGTGACAATCGTCGTAGCGACGCCGATATCGTTATAGGTGATCTTTGCGCCGGTCGTGATCTGGGAGAGCAGCTGAAGCGTATACGCGCGGTCTTCCGAGTCCTGAAATCTGGTTTGCAGCGCGACTGCCGCCCGTTCAAACGTGAGCTTCGTTTCTGCGTCCCAACCGGGAACGTCCGTAGCCTCCACAACATACGGAACCAAGCGCCTCATGCGAAGCGTCGCATCCGGGCTCCTGAACGCTTCGACGCGAAGGTGTGACGGGATTTTGATAAACAGTTGTCCATTTTTTGCATTGACCGTGCCTTCCCGAAGAATCATTTTGCAGAGCGCGTCAAGGCTGTTCAGCTGGATAGTATCTGCGCTGAAAAGGTCTTCGTGAATTTCTCTGTAAGAACCGTCTGGCGTAAGAGAATACGTGTGATCTCCAAGCGTATAAATGGTAGGTCTGGACATCGCTTCGATTTTTTCAATAGCTTCCTTAATCATTTCTTTTTCCTCCTTACGCATTTCTAACCAAATTCAAGACGGGTGCTACTTCCTGTTCTTCGCCCATCATATCCAGCTGACCTGGCACGTTCGGTACCATTTCCACCGCCGTGACCTCGCCGAATTCATTTCCGGTGATATAAAGTGATGTCGCAACCGGATTTGTCGGGCAAAGGGCGCTCTTCACGCCGCAGGCAACCGATACGGTCTGCCGGTTGGAGTCTGGGCGGAACTCAATGGTAAGCTGCACTTTCCGCTTTGCTGTAGCCTCTGTGTTCGGGTCAAGGATGTTGTCCACGACCTTTGTCATTTCGTAGTCGATTCTCTCCATAATCGCTCCACGCGCCATTTGGAGGATGCTTGTCCTTGTGTCTTCCATGATCTACATTCCTTTCTTATAAATCAGTTTCGTTTCATCCCAATCGGGATATTTCATCTTGAGATACCGCCTGATATACTCTCTCAGGCTTTTGCGCTTCGGTGATTGGTCAAATGCCATGTGGCAGCTATCGCATAGCGTCACAATGTTCTGTTCGATTCCAAGCCCGCCCTGCGACCGTGGAATGAAATGACACCACGGATTGCCGGGGCGAAGGCAGACAATGCAGCGCCCGCCGTCGCGCGCCCAGACAGCCTCCTTGATCTTCTCAGGTATCTTTGTCGCCTTCGTTTCCTTTCTCATCCTGCCTCCATTCCAGCGCCATACGCTCGAGTTCTTCCGGCGGGAGCGTCTCGATGCCCTGCTGTTTGCAGTCCTCTACAACCAGATCAATGAGCCGCGCCATTTGCTTTGTGTCGTAGGTGCTCGAGCCGTAGTAGCAAATGACATTCGTGCAGCCCGGAATTTTTGACGCCATAATCTCCGTACACCAGCCGAGACCGCGCGATTCCCAGCCTTCCCGGAACCGCTTGACCGCTGCGTCCGGAATGCAGATCGTATCGGAGTTATCGCCAACGTCCGGGATATAGTGCCGATAAATTTCCTCCGGCGGTGCACCCACCTTAACCGAAAGCTTATTGCAAAGCACCCAGAGATACCGGTTTGCATCCAGACTCCGCTTCTTGCGAAATTCCGCGATCTTGACTGTGTATTTTTTCTGCGGGTCAAGTTCCCCGGCAACCATCTGGGCTTGTCCGGGCAGCTCCGGCCGGAGTCTCAGCCAGCTTCCCGAAGCGTCCACGCTCCACGAAGCTTCAACGACATTCAGCTCCCTCAACCGGAATGACCCCCTTTCTAAGACACTTCGCAAGATACCGAAGCCGTGGTAGATATTCGCTTTCTATCCATTCCCGATCATACGGTATCGGATGATAGGACAACCTATCGTCCTCAATCTCCCGAAACCAGTTTCTGTAGTCTTCCGGTTCCAGACGGTACGCCACGATACGCAGCGCCTTTTTCGCAGCGAACATTTCGACTTGCGCCTGCATCCAGTACGCGCGGGACACCTTGAAGGATTCTCCCTTGTGCGTCTTTACTTCCGATATTTCCTGCGCGTCCTCTCCATCGAGGTTTACGCGCAACCGAAGCCGCCGAATCTTGATCTGCCTGTCCATCTTTCGGATGCAAATATGCTCCAGAATCCTGTGTTCGTAAGCACTTCCGGTATCCATTTCCAGTGTCGAAAAGTGGTCGCGGTTCACGCCAAGCTTTTGCAGCCAAAAGCTGCGGAATGTCTTTGTGTCCCATCTTCCCATGATCGCCGCCGTATCCGACGCGCCGAACCACCCGCTTCTGTCGTGATCGTGAATCATAAGCGTTTCAGCGTGTTTTCCAGATACTGAATGTTACCGAACGACGCCATCAGTTGATCGAACTTCTTCTGATTCAGCCCAAGCCCCGAGAGGATATAGCTCATATCCGCCCCGTTTTGCAGTTTTAATGTAATCAGTTGCTCGATTCTCTGCTTGATTGCCATAATGCTGTGCTGGGAAAGGTCATCGTCTGCGCGCTCCGTGTCCTTGTCGTTCAGCCAAAGCTTGAAGCCAAGCCCTGTGTGAATTGCCACGCCCTTCACAAACGCTCTCGCATGAGCGTTGGAAATCCGAAGCTGATTCAACGTGTCATCGTAAACCACTAAAGAACCGTTCATCAGCGGCATATCCATGCGGAATGTTTTATCGTCGATGTGGATTTCGACGGAAACGAAATAACACCCCGTCGTTCTGCCATTCTTGTCATGGACTTCCTTTGACTGGAATAAGTACCCGCCAGTCTCATTTTTCAGCGGCACAAAATAGACCTCGCTTGCTCCGTTTTCGTGAAGCAGCATTTTACATTTCGCCCACGGAAGATACGGAACCTCAATCGGCTTCCCGTTGTCATCTTTTGCCTTCCGCTTGTCACAGAACGGCAAAACATCGATCTGTACAAGCTCGTTAAATCCTTTCAGCATACTTTCCTCCTTAAATCTTGCAGACTCGCTTGTCCAAGCCGCACATTTCGGCAATGTAATTCGTGCCATACGTTTCCACCAGATGCGCGATCAACGCATTCTGTACGGTCCAGTTCTCGCCCGGAGCCGCAGCAGCAATGTTTCCCTCGTCGGAAACAAAGTACTCGTTCCCGTCGTAAATCTCCGCGCCGTTGATATCCGTGATAAACGGCGCTTGCTGTCTGTCTTCCATCATTCCACCAACCTGTATCTGGCATAGCTCGTGTCCTCGCCATACCGGTTCTTGCTCGTTTCCATTTCCTTCTTGATCGCGTAACCCTCGCGCTTGAGATCAAAAATCCTCGCTCCCAGCCGCATGCAGCCGAGGTCCTGCATCGCCTCGAGCTGCGTAATGCTGCCGAAGTCGCGCATGTACTTCAAAACTCGTTCAGCCTGCTTCATATCTACCTCCAAAGCCGCGTGAAGATCGAACTGAAAACAATCTCGCGATAGAATATCTTCGGCGGCGCCGGCAACGACTCTGCGTGCGTCGCAGCAAGCACCTTCGCCGCTTCTGCCTCAAACTCCACGGAGAACCATCTCTGCCAGTCAAGGCAGCGGCACTTGCCTGTGTCGTGGGTGCATTTCTTGCACGGGTAAATCATAACAGCACCGCGCCGCCGAAGAAGATCACCGCCGCGCCGCCAAGCGTGAATGCCGCCTTGAACAGCCCGAAGCCCAGCAGGACCGCCGTGCCGCCCAGAAGGACGCAGCCAATCGAGAAGCAGAACGCCTCCGAAGCCTTCAAAAGCTCCGACTTCCGCTTGCGCTGCCGGATAATCTTGTCCCACCGCTCACCGAGTTCGCGCTCCCGCGCCGCCCGGTGATTCATTTCGGTGATAAGCTCAACATCACTCATTGCTATCCTCCAATAAAATCCGCAATCCATTCTTCCAGCTTTCTCCGTGAAACGTGGTAAACCGTCACCCCGTCAGTCGGGATTGCGATTCCAAACGGAAACACGTGGCTTTTTAGCCCACACCGCAGCGTCTCTTCGCTCATCGGCATCCCTGCTTCACGGATTCTGTTCGTTGCCTCGATGGTGTTCATCGTCTTACGATTCACCATCTTCACCCCTCCTTTTCTCTGCTGCGCCGCTCTACGACGGCATCAAATGCGGCGTTCAGTCGCGCCTTTGCGTTCGGCGGCTTCCTTGCCCCGTTCAAGATCATGGACAGATAGCCTTTTGTAAGTCCAAGCTCTGCGGCAAGATCGTCGTATGAAACACGCGCATTGTGCATTTTCCCAATCAGTACGCCTGTCCATTTTTCTGGCATCCCTTATCCTCCTAACTGTTAAATTTGTTGACTGCGGCGAAATGAGATGGTATACTTTTTTCGGAGGTTCGAAGGATGGAAAGCACCCTTTTACGAAAGGAGGTTTTCTTTTGCCCAAGAACTCTGTCCGGACGTCTGCGAAAGTAGCGTCCAAAGCGTCGAAGACGTTGAGCAGCAAAAAGTCTTCCAAGACAAGTAAGCAGCTCGCCGCTTCTGCGCTTTCCAACCGTCGGTCGAAGTAACCGGCAGGCCGTCCCGGTGTTACAGCGCCGGGGCGGCTTTTCTTTTCGCCGCAGTCAACTTTTGAAATTTGTTGTTGAAATTGTTTACTGTTTGTGCTACTATGAATTTGCGAGAAACACACTAGCATTGGCACAAGCGTTGATTTGCTTGGGTCTTGTCTTTTGCAAACTTTTTCAACCGCAAGACAATAGTACATCAAACATTCTCAACTGTCAACCGCTATTTGCAAACTAATTCAACTTTCGTCGTACTTAACAATTCCAGAGGTGTATTATTGTGTTTTATGACAACTTTGTTGCGCTTTGCGCTTCTGCAAACAAAACCCCTGCATACGTTGGTCGAGAACTCGAAATTGACAAGTCAACGATAAGCTGTTGGAAAGCGCGGAAAACCAATCCTTCTGACGTAAATGCGAAAAAAATCGCCAACTACTTCGGCGTAACAGTCGAAGAACTGATGGGAGAGAGTAAGGGAGAGGGCATAAAAAAAGACCCCGTCCCGAAGGACGAGGTCGTGAGTGAGCCGAAGCAGAAACTGCTTGACGCCATCGATAATTTGACCGATGAGCAGTGCAGTAAACTGCTGGGGATTATTCTTGAAGCAAAAAAGGTGCTGTAAGGGAGAGCGAAATGCCTGTTATTGATTTTATTAAATCCCACGGAATTTCTTTTTCCATCATTCGCAATGGAATTGCAATTGCTTCCGAAAAGGGTCTAACAGATTACGATAAAGAACGCAAAAAAGAGTGTGTTATCTTTCTTCCAACTGTAGATATCAAAGAAAACGATGCGTTCGCTTTCCCAGACGGGAAAACGGTTTATGTAACAGAAATATTTCCGCAATATGCTTATGGGAAAGTCGAGTTTTTAAGAGCGTATTACCAAACAAAGAAAGAAATGGAGGCAAACGCGCAGCGTGTGTCGGCTGTTTTTAATATTGGGACGGTCAAAAATTCTGTAGTTGGAAATAACAATACTGTTTCTATTACCATTCCGGAAATGAGAAGCAGAGCAGAGCAAGAAGGTGGAGCCGATAAGGAAACGCTGCAAGAAATCATTTCTCTTTTAGAGAAGATTCTCGCAGGGCAAGAGTCTCCGAAGAAAGGTCTGTTTAGGAAATTTTCCGATTGCATGGAGCGCAATTCTTGGATAACCGGTGCGATTGCTTCTGCTTTATTGGGGTGGCTGCTTTAACGCGATCTGCGTTTCTGCATACTCGCAAGACAGGTCAAGCGTAAGCCTTGCGCTGCCATCGCTGTTTTGTTCTAAATGGTAAGCCTTTACGTTGTGGATTTCGGCGTTATCGATCTTCACCATATAATGGC